CACTGATGTTGCTGCACCACCATCGTTTACTTCAACTCCGCCAAGACTAACAACAGTACCATCAGTTTTTTTCGAGTAAATTTTCTTGTCTGTTAAATTTACCGCAAGTTCACCTACTGCTAAATTGGCACCAGTTGGGGCCGCGCCTCCGGTTTCACTTCTTTTGATTTGAACTACTGTTGACACTGCTGCTGACATTCGCTAATCCTATCCGTCTTTTGTAAAGTTCGATTCTTCCCAGTCGGTCTTAGCGGCTTTCTTTTCAGGTGTAGTAGACGCAAGATTTGCTGCCTCTTCTAATTCCTGGATCTTGGCTGTCAATTCAGCCATCGTCTCGTTTGCTAAATTTAACTGAGTCTTTACCATGATATTATCAAGAGTAATTGCTTTAAGTTGTTCTGCCAAATTATTAATATACGAATTGATGAACTTAGTTTGATCCATTATGTATCTCCACAGAGTTGGGGTGGGACAGTCCCACCCCATTCTTATCTATTTATTAGTATGTTCCACCGTCGATATTACCGAACGAAGGAGCAACCCCTGACCCACCAGATTTTAGAACTTGTCCAGCAGTTCCAACTGCGGTTGCTTGGATAGCAGAAGTTCCGCTACCGAAGAGAACACCGTTAGCAGTCAGTGTCTGTGCACCAGTACCACCGTCTCCAACAGCGATTGCTGAAGCAAGCGACGAAATAGTTCCGCCCTCAAGGTTAGCAACAAGAGTAGCAATGGTGTAACCAGTTGCCGCTGTGTTAACAGTTGTGGTTGGAGCAGCTTGTGAGTCCTTGAAGAGTCTCCACTTACCGTCTGAAGCATCGCGGAAGATACCTGAGTAAAGGTCTAGCGAACCGCTGGTATCATACATACCGAACAGACCGATGTCAACTGCGTCAGTTGCGTTATTGTCGTTACCAACGAATACGAGAGGGTCGGTTACAGACAGAGTTGTCGAGTTAACAGTAGTTGTTGTTCCCGAAACTGTGAGGTTACCAGCAACTGTTACGTTAGCACCCGAAAGTGTAAGAGCAGTTGTGCCACCCGATGACTTAATGTCGTTTCCAGTAACTGTTAGATCACCAGCAACAGCAACGTCTGCACCCGAAAGTGTCAGAGCAGTAGCAGAAGATGACTTAATATCGTTTCCTGTGACTGTCAGGTCACCAGCAACGGTAACATCAGAACCAGCAAGAGTCAGGGCAGTCGCGGAAGATGACTTGATGTCATTTCCAGATACGGTAAGGTCGCCAGCAACAGTAACATCTGCACCCGAAAGAGTGATAGAAGTTGTGCCGCCATTTGCTTTAATGTCGTTACCGCCAACTGTTAGGTCACCAACAAGGGTAACGTCATTAGTAAGAGCAACAGTTACACCAGCATCTTCAGAACCTGAACCTGTGATAGCAATTTGGTTTGCAGTTCCAGCAACAGTAGCAACATAGTTACCAGTTGTGTCGGTTCCAAGAGCAACCGAGTTGGCAGCAATCGAAGCAACACCTGATTCGCTGATTGTGATATCGCCAGAAACGGCAGCATAGATGTAATCGCCAATATCTTCAGCAGTAATCTTCTTGTTTGCAGTTGCCGAAGCATCATAAACAAGGAATTCGTCTGCATCAGCAAGTGATGTCAGAGCAGTTGCACCAGTGATATCAGCAACGATAGCAACTTGGTTGTCTGAAACTGTTGTCTTGACACCAGCTGAACCAGCAAAAGTCAGAGTTCCACCAGTCGAGAAGGAATCCGTATTTGGAGTTCCTTGGTTATCGCTGATTGTGAACGAAGACGAAGCAGGTGAGGAGAATGCGAGTTGACCTGAACCGTTTGTGGTAAGGATCTGACCGTTTGTACCGTCTGCGGTTGGAAGGATCAGAGTAAGGTCAGCAGCCAGTGTATCGGCTGCCTTAAGAGTTACTTTGTTGGAACCATTATTTGTTCCTTCAGCAAAGGTTGCTTTGCCACCAACTGTTGTGGTTGCATCGATAAGACGCGCATCAACCTTGTCTGTGAAATACTTACCACCGACGGCATGAATTGCGGCAGAACCGCCTTCCACTGATTCGATGTAAAGTTTTGCACTTGCGCCGCTGTTGCTGGGCATATGCCATTTCACCTTCTAGGAGAGCGGATGTTGCTGGAGCAGTTGCGCCTGCACTTCTTTTAATTTGAATAATTGTTGACATTTAGACTATTCCTTTTGGTTGCCTTAGTTTGTTTTAATACGTTCCGCCATCAATGGCATCAAGGATAACAGTAGTTGAAGGGTTTACTGCTTCCCATTTTAGTGTCTCTGAGTTATAAACCAATGTATATCCATCCTGTAATCCTGCTGCGTCAACATTCGCCAAGGTCTCCACTTTTTGGGCTCCGCGGGTGCTAACTATACTCGTATTTATAGTTTTAGAATTTGGAACGGTTACTTTAATAGCCATTATTTTGTTACCTCTGGATTAACTACTACAATTCCTTCGAGAACTCTGATAGTTTCTTCATCGCTCACTACTTCAATATCGTAAACATATCTTCCTGCTTTAATTTCGGAAGTTTCTTCTGCCGTCAAAGATATAGTTACTTCGCCATCCAAGGGAGAAGTAATATCTGTGGTAAAATCTATTGCGGTGTTTGTATAAAAAGACCTACGCATCTGCGATGCGCCAGTGTAGTCCGAAAGATCTTTTGCATCTCCGTATTGATCACTGACTTCTATAGTAAAACTAAAGGTCGTTCCCTGATCAATATAAATATTTTGAACCTGCGCCATAAGAACCCTTATAAATGTATTTGAACTTATTTATAATTTTAGGTGAACTATGAAAACGATATTGATGCTAAAATATGGCACAAAATATTCCAAAGAAGATGTAGATCGTATTATCGAGGCCACTGGTGGCAAGTATAATTATGCCTGTATAACCGACGATACTACTCTTGATCCAAGAGTTAAAATAATTCCATTACCAGAAGACGTTGACGGAACTTTTATTAAAATATGGATGTATGGATTAGAAGACTTGGGTGATGTTCTTTACTTCGACCTCGATATTAGAATACAAAAAGATATCGATAATCTGTGGAATTATCTTGACGAACGCCCAACTATATGCTATACTTATTGGAAGGATATAAGTTGGGTGGATAAAAATGCTCGTTCTTATAGCGAACAATACTTGAGTAACTATAATTCTAGTGCCGTTTTATGGCGCTCTGGTAGTCCAAAAGCCAAAGAGATTTGGGAACATTTTGAAAAAGACATGGACTATTATATGATCAAGTATTGGGGTGACGATAGATTTCTATGGCACGAGAATTTTGATTTTAAGTGGTTTCCAAAAGGCGAGTTTTATTCTTTTCTCTATGGTGCAGACTACTACGACCCAGAGAAGAGAATTGTAGACAGATACCGACCAGAGTATACAGTATGTTTACTCAATGGTTTAGATTATTTTCCGGGATATGATAAGAAATATGATGAACTTTCTAACAATTAAATGGGGTGACAAATACTCATCTGATTATGTGAACAATCTATATCACATGGTAAAAAAGAATTATACCGGAGAGTTTAGATTTATTTGTTATACGGATGATGCCACTAACCTAGAGTGTGAAGTTCATCCTATTCCAGATGATGACTTACTACACCCAAAATATTACTTTGGAAAAGAAGCATTTTGTTTTGATAGAGCCAAGTTTTTAATTTTTAATTCAGAAGAATGGCTAGATTGCGAAGAAGAAGATAAGTTCTGCTATTTGGATTTGGATGTAGTAGTTCAAAATAACATCGATGAGATTGATATCTTGGCCGAGAAACCTAGAATAATTCACTGCTTATGGCAGCCAGAAAATCAAATAGATGATAGGTTCTTCATCGAAACAAGAGGTACATTTTTCAACTCTAGTATGATGCTTTGGTCATATGGCCAATGCCGTCATATATATTATGACGTTTATGAGAACAGTGAAATAGTTTTCAAAACATTTTTTAAGGGTAGTGATAACTATCATTATTGGCGTCAAAGAGACTTCTGGAAAAACATTCCAGAAAGTTGGGTATACTCTTGGAACAGAGGACGATATTATCCAGATGATGTAGTGCGTTTTAAATTTAGAGATGATGCCAAAATCTGCTTATTTAATACAGATAATGTTCCTCATCCATCTACTAAAGATCACGTTGAATTATCTGAATGTCATGACAAAAATATTATTGGATTGTGGAAATGAGAGTCAATTACGTTTGTTGTAAATGGGGTACCAAATACGATGCCGAGTTTGTCAACCGACTTTATCGGATGGCAAAGAAGCATACTCCAGATAATTTTGAGTTTCACTTCTATTGCTATACAGATAACAGTGAGGGATTTGACGCCGAGATTAAAGTCATCGACTTCCCAAATATTCCCAACATCCATCCGAAATACTGGTTTGGTTCAGATGATTTCAAATACGGTATGGCACGTTGTTGGGACAGACCAAAGACCTTCATCTTCAATACACACAACTTCGCAGAAGATAACCCCACTGGAAGGTTTGTCTTTTTCGACCTTGATGTCATCATACAAAATGATTTGTCGCCAATCATCACTTACGACCTAGAGAATCCTACCAAGTTGCGGTCATGGTGGCAAGACCCTAGACCCATGAAGTCTCGTAACTTTAAGTTATCTCATGGTGCATACACCAATGGTAGTTGTATGGTGTGGTCAGACGTTCAAACAGAATGTATCTGGCAGGATGTTCTAGAACATCAAGAGCGTTT